TTGTTGGACAAGTTCTAAGTTTGTATTTGTTTTAGTACCCCATGTACCGGCATTCTCACCGGTGGCCATTAGTTCTAATTTAAGATCTGATGAATATGTTGATGCCATAATTTGGTATTATACACTTTTTAAGCTGCCTTATCAACTTCTGTCCAAATGTTAGATACTCCTTTATTTACCTCAGTCCAAGTATTAGTAACACCTGGATCTACGTTAGACCATGCTGTAACTAATGGGCTATTAATAGAACCTGTTAATTGCATACCTGTAACTAAAACGTCCACTCCAGGAACAGCTACTGCGGTGCCAATTGATGCAGTTAATTGAGACCCTATCACATCTACAGGCGTATTTATATCAACAGTCTCTTCTCCTAAAGATGCTGTTATTTGTGAACCTGTAACATTTACATTAGCGTCTGCGGTAGTTGTTACAGAACCACTTGATGTTTGTAATTGACTTCCTGTAACATCAACGTCTTTGCTTATTGAAGCTAAAACAGATCCTACTGAAAATGTAGCTTGACTTCCTGTAACTGTAATATTTGCATCACCTGTTATATCAACATCATTTGTTGACATAACCATATCGTGTTCAGTAACAATTACACTTACATTACCATCAGCACTTACAGAATATGTTCCAAGTGATAAACCTAATTGAGATCCTGTGACTGGAACATCTGCATTTCCTACAAGAGTCTCTTCTCCCATAGACATTGTTAATTGTGATCCAGTTACTGCAGCACTTGCTCCAGCTTGAGCAGTAACACTTCCAATAGAACTATTTAACTGAGAACCTGTAACACTTACATTGGTATTTATATCTATAGTAGAATTTCCTAAAGATCCTGTTAATTGAGATCCTGTTACATTTACATTTGCATTTGCTGTTGTAGTTGAAGCACCAATAGAACCTGTTAACTGTGAACCTGTAACGGCAACATTAACATTAGTTCCTCCTAAAGAAGCTATCGGAGACTGTGATAAAGCTGTAATACCTAACATATAATATAATCCTTAAAAGGAGACAGGGGGTATGTGGTGGTGCCCTGCCTCCATCTAAGAATTATATCATCGCTTAAACCACGAAGGAAGACCTAGATGAGGTCTTTTATCAAACATATTATCCTTTGCACCTGGTGTTTTACGATTATTATAATGTAAGAAAACTTGTACACATTCTTTACCTTTAAATTTATTTCTCCAATGCTCTAGTTCACACCCAGAGTAAACTAACATGTCACCTTGTTTTAAATCTACTTTAATTCCTTTTAAACCTTCTTTACCAGATGGCTCAACATATATAGGCCAAGGATCTCCACCAAGATTCATAGTGGTTGATATTTCACAACTAAATCTATCTTTGTGTCTTTTAAGTTCATCACCTTTTTTATAAATTCTTGCATAAGTGTAAGCAGGGTATAGTTTTAAACCTGTGACTTCTTCCATTTTAGGTTGGCATTTTAACATTAATGTTTCCATAGCAATATTAGAATATTGACTATAGGTATTTGGTATCTGTTCATTTTTACTTTCATAATGACCTATAATATTTTCAAATGGTGAAAAGTATCTTGCTTGTATACTAGTATCATAAACTTGTTTTTGCATTGAAAAATAATTAGCAACAAAAGATGCTAAGTCCTTTGATATTGCTTGCCGAATAATTGTATATTTATTTTTTTTAAAACTCATATAAAATAAAACCATCCTGTTGTTATTATTTTTTCTTGATTACAAATTTGGCTTCTATGTATGTGTGTAAAATCAACAGGCCAAATTAAAGTTAATCCTTTTTTTGCAGGTGTAATTAATTTTTGATACATAAATTCTGTTCCTCCACTATCACAATCATTTAAATAAGTCATAAAAGTTAATACTCTTCTTGCAGTAAAAGGACTTCTTCTTTCATTATGCCAAATTTTATAGCCACCTTTTTTTGGATATTTTTGTATGTTAAAACCTTCAAGATTAAATTTAGAAAGATTTTTTACAGTTTCATATCTTTTTTGATAAAGATTTAATACTTTTTGTAATTGTTTTCTGTATTCAATTATTTCATCATCAAGATTATAATTATTTATAGATATGTCTGTTGAATCTTTAGTTTTTTTATCAACGTAAAATTCGTTATTAGTTCCAAATTTACCTTGAGTTCTCATTTCTTCATTTTCATCAAAATATTTTACAATATCATCACAAGTTTTTTTAGGTATAAACCATCCACCTATAAAAGAATCAAAAGGTAATTTATATTCTTTAAACATCTTTTGCCATCTCTTTTGGTACGGCTTGTATGTTCCAATGTATAAATCTAAATGGTTCTATACCAAAATCTACACTAAACTCATGTTCTAAAAATCCTGGAAATATAATTAAAGTTCCAGGTTTAGGTTTAAAATGTATAAGCTCACTACCACCCCATACACCTTTTTGATCTTTCATTTTTAATTTAGTTGCACGTGCACCTGTTCTTGGTTCATGAAAAATTGGGTATGATGTTTTATCACTGCACTTTAAAAAATAAAAACCTGATACGTGTTGATTCCAATGAATGTGTGCAGAATGATGACCACCACCTTTTTTAGCAAACTCTTGCACCCATAGCTCACTAAACATAGTTGTATATTGTGACATATCATAACCTTGGTGATCTAAATACTCCCAAGACTTTTGACCAATATAATTTCTAAAATCTAAGAAGTCATTATCCATTGTGAGTGGTGTTGAATGATACGATCTTCCAAAGTCACCGTGTTCTTTAATAAATTTCTTTTCTCTGTTTCTTGCATCTTTAATATACTTATTAGAAGCTTTGTTTAATGATTTTACAAACTCTGGTTTTTGTTCTGACCAAATGGTTGTATTAAAATAATTATTTATATACATTATCTAAACGGCTTTCCTAAATGCCAAACAACAAGACTATATCTTGTGCCTGATGTTACTGGTTTAACTCTATGCCACACAAATGAAGGAAATACAATGATAGAACCTTTTGGTAAAATCTCTTTACATTGTATTTTATGTTTTGATTCATCTCGCATATGTGGATCGTAGTTTCTAAAATCAAACTCTAGTTCTCCACCACTATATTCTGAACCATCTGTCAACTGACAAGTCATAGATAGTTTTCTAATTTTGCCATGCTCTGGATTATTAGAATCTCCCCTGTCGTATGGTTTATTCCAACTATCACAATGCCAATCATAATACTGATTGTGTTTATATTTTGTAAACTGACAAGATTCTGATCTTTCCCAATCAAAATTCCAACCAGCTGCTTTATTTGCTTCGTGAATGTATGGGTGTAATTCTTTGTATATCCAAGTATCATTGAGCCATACTAAATCAGAGTTTCTTTTTCTTTTTAAATCTAATACTTCTTGTTTGTTTAATTTTCTGTCACCATAACCACCTGTTCTTGCCATAACTTCTTTTTGTTCGTTGGCATATTTAATTACTTCATCACAAAATCTAGGTGTTAATGCAGATTTAAAATACCAATAATAATTAGATATATTCATACGTTATAGTTTGTACGAAATTTAAACTATCCTTTTGATTATTAGTTAAGTAATACATATTCGTAGATGGGAACATAATAAATTTATTGTTAGTAAGTTCTATATCCCAAGATCTGCCTTTACGTCTGTTATCTTCATAATGTATTCGAACCCAACACTTATCAACTTTAACACCATACAGTAATGTAAAGTCTGGTGAGTTTCTAAGATCAACTGGATCTACATCTAATAATGGTTTTGATGTTTGATTTGGTTTATAAATATCACCCCAAGAATTTTTATTAACAAGATTGATACCATACTCAAGACCAATATGATCTCGCATATATGTATTCAACATATCCCAAGTTCTTGAAAATGGAAATTCTCTATTCGTAGAAGATGATTGTAAAATGTCGCCTGATAATTTATCTCGGTCAATGTCCCAATCTTTAGGCATTGCCACATCACCGTAATATAAACTTACTTCTGATAATACTTTCTTTTGCATACCACCACCGTATATAAATTATGCTTTAAAGTCTGTCAAATCCCAAGTTGTGTTATCTTCATTCCAAACGTAATTCCAATCATGAGTACCAGCTTCATTTTGTGATTCTTGTTCAGTAGTTAATGCTGGAGCATCACCGATTGGTGATTTCCAAGAAGCTGATTCCATGTGTTTTACCCAAGATGCATAAGGTTTTTTAGGCCAAAATATTTGATCATCTTCGTCCCAAGTGTAACCTATACCTGCGTAATTACCTCTTAAAGGTGTTCCGCCATCTTTATGTTGATTACCTGATGTATTGTATGAAGTTTGAATCCACATTTGTGCAGGCCAATTATTATGTGTTTCTAAATATTGTTGTCCTACTGCTTCGTCTTCAACTCCGTCAGCATTTAACATATCTTTATTATCAAGTGTTAATACTTGAATAACTTTACTGTTAGCTCCTAGTTTTGCAAAATGTGCCATAATTAACTCCTATTATATATTTGTTTTTAATTCTATTCAAGACCTCACAGAAGAATCTGCATCCCCATATGGGGGTCTAGGAATACAATTAAAAGCTAAAGAATACCTAGTTTTTGTAGAATTATTTTTTATTATTTTATGTGATAAGTAAGAGGGAAATATGATTAAAGAACCGCTTTTAGGTTCTATTGACCATGTATCTGAATTATAAAAATTGTAATCATTTATTTTTAATTGATAATTGTTTCCTCTCCAATCATTATTATAAAATAATATTTTTGAATAATCATCTACATTGTTATAGTAGACTCCTGAATATAAACTATTTTTGTGGTTGTGTCTGTGGGACTGTTGACCTGGCTCACATTTAGTAAACCAACTTGTAGTAATTTTTAAATTATTTTTTTCATAACCCATAATTTTTTCGTTAAATTCATTGAGTGCTTTGCTAAATTCATCTTTTAAAAAATTTAATTTTGGATATTCTAAAACTTTTAAATTTTTACTTATAAAAGCATTACCACTATCGTTTAATCTATATTCTGTTGAATTAATAATTTCTTGTATTTTCTCACTTTGTTGCGTATTAAAATTTAAATTAAAAATATTAATAGGATGTGAAAACAAAGGTATTGTTTCGAAATTCATTATTGAAATTTGTACCTTATTATTACTATACCTGATCCACCGGCTGCACCAGCACCATTAGCTCCTGCGCCACCGCCACCGCCACCACCTCTATTGGTTGTTCCTGCTGTTCCTGCTTGTCCGCCAGTAAAACCACCAGCACCACCACCATCTGTAGCTGTTCCTGCAGGTCTTGGATTACCACCACCACAATTGTAACCACCACCACCGCCTCCGCCACCATAACCTGTAGCAGAAGATTGAAAAGAATTTGCTGGAAAAGGCATTCCTGCACCACCAGGACCAGCTCCAGTTGCAACAAAAGCGGGAGAGGGAGGAGAAGTAGGTCCACTGTTGGAACCAGCAGATTGAACTCCGCCACCACCTGCACCAGCTCCATCAAAATTTGGTCCTGGACTATAAGGAGTTCCTCCTAAAGCAGTACCACCATTTTTTCCTTGAGCGGGACTAACAGGCGGTGTATTTCCAGATCCTCCTGCTATAGGACCAGCAGCTGAATTTGGACCACCAGCTCCACCACCATTTCCACCGTTGACTCCTGCAGTTAATAATTTTCCTCCACCACCTCCTCCAGCTGATGTAATTGTTGAAAAAGTTGAAACACCTCCGGATCCTCCAACAGGAGCGGGTGGTGATGCGCTAGCAGTTCCGCCCGCACCAACTGTAATTGGGAAAGCAGTAGCTGTTACTGTAACTCCTGCTGGCGCACCTATTGGTGCAAGTGGGCTAGGAACAGAAAAAGTTCCAGCTCTAAATCTAGTACCACCACCGCCACCACCGCCGCCGATATCTACAGCTCCACCACCGCCACCAGCTACTACTAAATAATCTACTTCATTATTAGATGCAGTTGTACCTAGTGTTGAAACTGTAAAAGTTCCTGGACCTGTAAATGTGTGAACTTTAAAATCTCCACAAGTTGTTACTGTACCACCTGTTGCTGTTAAAAAAGGATTTTGTACGTCTGAAGTGCTTCCTGTAAATACAGTTTGCCAACCAACTGTTGCATCTATATAAATAAGTTGAACAGCTGAAAAATCTTTAGATATTGTAAAATTAGAAGCATCACCATTTATGTTAGAACCATTTCTAGCAATAGTAATATTGTTTATGCCTGCAGTTCCATTATAATCTGAAACACCCACTACATTTCCTGCACTAGGCGAACTTGGTAAAGTTACTGTTACAACTCCACTTGTTGTATCTACAAAATATCCTACACCTGAAGCTCCTGTAAAATCACCTGTTTTTTTTGTAGTGTCCCAAGATATTTCACCAGTAGAACCAAATCCTGCTGCTGTTCCAGAGTTTGTAATAGTTACACCAGCAGGAATTGTGAATGTATCTCCACTATCTCCTAATGTAGTCGTACCACACGCTGTTCTTGGACTAATTTTATTTACTTTTACTTCACTCATAATTTACCTATTGAAACTTATACCTTATCACCACTATACCAGAACCTCCACCTGCTGCGGGAACATTTTCACCTCTAGTACCACTTCCTCCATCTCCACTGTTAGAAGGTCCTCCAGAAGCAGGTCCAGGAAAACCTGTACCACCTTCTGAATAAGTAACTGGACTAGCAGTAATAGAACTTGATGTTCCTGATCCAGCGCCTTGTGTACCACCAGATCCTCCAGCTCCGCCACCTCCACCACCTCTTTGTGGGCTTGATGACGATGAACCTCCAGAATTTCCTTGTGGTGGACTTACAGGTGGAGAATTTCCAGAACCACCACTTCCATTGAAAGAGCTACCACCCCCTCCACCACCGCCTGATCCTCCAGACGTTCCGTTTGTTCCATTACCAGATGATTCATTACCACCAGCTGCTCCACCTCCTGCAGATGTTATATTTGAAAAACTTGAACTTCCCCCACTGTTAGAAGTTCCTACTCTATTTGGTGCTCCACTACCTCCTCCTCCGACTGTAATTGGATAACCTTGAACTGATACTGGAAGTGCAGAAACACCTGATCCTAATGGTGATGTAGAATAACATCCAGAGGCAGCACCAGAAGATGTTCTAAATCCTCCTGCTCCTCCACCGCCACCTTTTCCACCAGGTCCAGAGGTATGTGCAGCACCTCCTCCAGCGACAACCATATAATCTACAGTGTTAGAGCCTGTAGGATTTCCAGCACAAGAAACTGTAAAAGTACCAGGACCGTTGAAAGTATGAATTTTAAAATCACCTGTAGTATTAACTGTTCCACCTGTTGCTGTTACAAAAAGAGCTGATTGAACTGTAATACTAAAAGCTCTATCAGAAAATGTGCCTGTTTCTGTAATAGTGGCTCGAACAGTAAAATTTGAAGTAGTGTTGGTTCCTACAGAATCTGCAGATCCAACAAACGCACCTGTAGAGGAATTTAAAGTTAAACCTGAAGGTAGTGATCCGGATTGTATTGAATATGTTAAAGTTCCAAAATTTGCCGTTGCAGTAACAGGAGATAAATTACCATTAGGGTCTGTTCTATTATTATCATCGAGTGTTCCTAAAGATCCTGAAGCAGTAGCAAAAGTGATTGTAGGAGTTTGAATAGGACCTGAATCTCCTGAACTTGATACTAACCAGCCTTGAGTAGAACCCGAATATACTAAAGTAGTTGCTTGCCTAATTGTAGCTACAACTTGACCATCTGTGCCACCTTCAATTTTTTCACCTGACTGTGGTTTTAAAAATATTTCATTTGTATTTGCATTAGCTATATAATCTAAAACAGTTACTGATTCACCAGCAACTCCTGCTGGTAAGGTAACTGTTACTTCATTAGATGAAGTATCTACAAAATATCCTTCTCCTGCTGCTGCATTAAAATTAGCTGTCTTAGGAGTTGTTTGCCAATCAATACCTCCACCACCTAATTCATTTGTTGTTCCTGCTGCTAAAGCTAATGTTTGACCAGATCCACCAAGAGTTAAAGTTGTACCACATTTAGCAATATAAGTATTATTACTTGTATCTTTAATAGTATCTGCTTTATAAACTTCAGCAGTTACTGTATGTGTTGAACCACATCTAGAGATAACTGCGTTATCATCTTGGTCTGTTATATTATCTACTTTTATTTTACTTGTCATAATTATTGAAATTTATACCTTATTATTACTATACCAGAGCCACCTGCACCACCTGTAGCATTCGTTGGTGATCCACCAGCACCTCCACCACCTCCAGTGTTAGTTGATCCTGCACCTCCTGTGCCACCAGGAGAAGTTGCGTTTCCTCCGCCTCCTGATCCTCCTGAACCATCAGTTCCACTCGTAGAGGCTCCACCTCCACCTCCAGCTCTCGTAACTGGTGATCCAGTAATTGATGATGTTGCTCCAGCTCCACCATTCCCACCATTTGGATTAGCATCTGCTCCTGCTGCTGTAGCTCCACCGCCACCTCCACCACCATATTGTGATGCAGATCCACCATCACCACCTGGACTTCCTTGAGGAGGACTTACTGGTGGTGTGTTACCACAAGCATTTCCTTGACCACTAAAAATTGCTGCTCCACCACCTGAACCACCTAAACCACCTTGTAATCTACCTCTTCCAGCAGGTTGCCAAGGTTGAGGTTGATAAGGAGATGGAAAACCTGGACCATTCATACCTCCATAGCCACCTCTAAAAGCTGTTATTGTTGAAAATATGGAATCATTACCAAAAGAAGCACCTACGTTAGGAGGACCTCCTGCTCCACCTGCACCTACAGTAACAGGTATTGCTCCTGGTGAGATTGGTAAAGAAGTTGGATTTGCTAATGGACTTGCAGTGTAAGGTCCCGATGTTGTAGCGCAATGTGATTCTCTGTAACCACCAGCACCGCCACCGCCGCCTCCACCACCAGGGTTAGTAGAACCACCAGCACCACCTCCACCAGCTACTATTACATAATCTACTTTTGCTACTGGACCTGCACCCGCTGAAACACAAAAAGTTCCAGGCCCTGTAAACGTGTGAATTTTAAAATCTCCGCAAGTTGTAACGGTTCCACCTGTTGCTGAAATAAATATATTTTTTTCTGAAGAACCAACATTTTCATTAACAGGTACCCAACCTTGTGTTGCGTCAACATAAACTACTGTTAGTGTATTTCTATTTCCAGTAATTTGACCATCGTTAGCCGCCCCTTCAAAGTTAGAACCATTTCTTGCTAATGTAATCGCATTAGTTCCTGCAGTTCCAGCATAATCTGCTACGGCTACGATATCCCCTTGAGAAGGTGAAGCAGGTAATGTTACTGTGATTGCTGCGCTAGAAGTATCTACAAAATAACCTTCTCCACTTACTGCAGTGAAAGAAGCTGTCTTTTTAGTTGTATCCCAATTTACAGTTCCTGTTCTCCCGAACCCTGATTGAGATGAACCTGATGCAAGAGTAACGGTATCGCCACTTGCACCTAATGTTATGGTTGCTCCACATTGACTAATTATGTTACCACCATCAGAAGCTTGCACAGCATTTGTTTTTACAACATTACCTGGAATTGCAATTGATTTACATGCTGATCCTACAGTAATTGTACTGCCTGATTGCGCATCTATTTCATTTACTTCTATCTTACTCATTAAATAATTACCAATGTTCCTGTTGCTGTTATTGTTCCTGTTATTGTCACTGGTCCTGCTAAAACACCAGAGTCCATTGTTTGAACTTCATCTAATGTAGATGCATGAGTTACAACATAACCTGTTGCTTCCATAACAGGTGACATTGCTTTTTTAGCAGGGATAGTACAAAAGACTTCTTTCTCTCCTGAACCAAAATCTATTTTAGATGTGTTTCCTGATGAATTACTTATAACCGTGTCTCTTGCTAAAGTATCTGGAGAGGCATCGGTAACGGTTCCAATACCAACTTCAAATTTATCTGTACCTGTTTCGGTAATACAATAATACGTAGTATTAGTTGTACCTACTCCAGCTACAAAAGTAATGAAGTCTTGAGAAGCACCAGCTAGGTTTAACGTTCCCGTTCCCGAGGTAGTGCTTGTCTCTTTAACTCTATCGTTAATGACAAGTGCCATCTAAACCTCTCTTACGTTAATCTTAATATAGCAGCAGAAGTTGTAAATGCAGGGAACTGAATTGTAAATGTTCCTGCAGTTGCAGTTTTATCTCCACCAAAATCTAAAACACAAACAGCATCAGTAGTGTTTGAACCACCATCAGTTGTTGTATTATAAATCAAAGCTCCTCTAGCTGTTAATGTAACTCCTGTGAAAGATAAATCAGCAAAGTCAGTAATTGCTACTGAAGATGAAACTTTAACACCTTGATTAACAAGTGCTTTACCACCTGCAGTGTAACCAGATGATGATACTTCATTTGAAGTTGTGTAGTTTTCTGTTGATTTACCTAAAGTTGCAGATGATGTATACATTGCTAATTTATATGTATCAGAGGATGTATCAAAATCGTGTTTGCCCTGTAATAATTCTTTTTTGAAAGAATTACAAATTGCGTTAGTTGTTATTGCCATAATAGTTCTCCTTTAATTTTATGGTGATGGTGAAGGTACCTTAACTCTAGGAACTCCATCATCGTATTCTGCTCGTCTTCTTCTCCCCATTTGTTGGAGAGCAAAATTCTGTACTCCTTCATTATACTTACTTTTATACAGATTGTACATATCCATCGGTCCTTTTAAAAAACCGTAAGCTTCTGCTAAAACACCGTCCAAAAGCATGCCTTGTTGATATTCTGATAAATAAGTTGTGTTAGTTGATGTAAAACTAGGTGGTGTAATGATATAGTTTAATTGTACTGCATATGCTTGGTCTGGTGTGGGTGCAACAACAATTGATGTTTCATCCCAATTTGCATAATATTTAGGTAATCCAGTAGCACCAGTTCCGTTAAATTCTGTAATAAAACTAGTGTCTCTTTTTTCCATAAAACTTCTTGTTCCTGTCTGATCAGTTGTACTAAAAACTTGAAGAGATCTAATAACTAAAAAATCTGCAGGAGTAACTAAATATCTTTTATTTGAAGTAAATGATGAGGTTGCGTATTTTCTTGTGTCATCATAATCAACTTTACCAGCTATATCTAATTCAACATTTCTAATAAATTGTCCTATAATAATATCAGTTAAGACATTACTATCTACTTCAGTAAAGTTTCTTACTTGTGTTAAAAAATCTGAATAAGTTATTGCCATTATGTAATACTCACTGTTACTGTTCCTGTTGTTATAATTAATTTTCTTCTTCTATTTTGTAAAGAAGGGTCTGCTGGTCTCATAGTACTTATTACAACACCAGAACTTGTTAAAACATTTGCAGGTTGTGTTGTGTTAAAAGCAAAATTACCAGGTAAAGTTAAATTAGCTACACCAACCATAGTCCCACCAGAGTTTGATTTAGTATTATCGTTCTGAGCAACTGTTTGAGGTTGTTGAAATCTTAGTGGTCTTGTGTTTTGTAAAGCAATTGCATCTGAAGTAGTGTGTTTACGTCTTATTTGTGGATGTTTGGGTTCAAACTCAGAAAAATGTACAAGGGAACCATTCCACTCTTTTACCATTTCTTGATAAGGAAAAGCCATTCCTGATCTGTCTGATATCGCTTGTGATCTTTTACCTGTTGCCCATTTTGCCATTGTTAAATTCCATTATAATAAAATGATTGAGGAGTAATATAAGTTGAAGCTCTTTGTCCATCTTCATCTAGAGCTCTTTTTAATTGATCCTCGTAAATTAATTTATTTTGTTGAACTAATTGAGGTGCGTTTTTCATAGCTAAATAATAAGCAAGTCCTGCTACCATACATGGTAAAAATCTAAACACTACATCAGCATCATTAGTGTAAGATCCTGCATCTTCAATTCTTTTAATTACATAATATTTCAAATAAGTATATGTGTTTAAATCTGGTGCTTGGTATAAATATATTACAGGTGTGTCTTGTCTATCCACATAATATTGAGATGGTTGTCCCAAAGCTAATTTATTAGGTAATGCAGAATATGCAGATCTATCTATTTTTGTTAATGCAACATCTTGTGTATTTACTGAATTAGAAGCAGCAGCAGTTGTAGACACAAAAGCTTCGAGTACGTCACTAACATTTCCATCTACTGTATAGTTTGCTTGTCCAGATACTAATTGTTTCTCGTTTAAGGCCACCTTCCATAAATGAATACCTCGGTTAGCCCATTCAGCAAACAATAAATTAAGACTTGTTCTTGCAGATCTTAAACTATGACCACTTGTTGTAGCCATGCCACATCTTTCGTAGGCTTCTTGTATTATTTCTTCTATTGATAGATCAAATGTCGTAGTCCCTGAAGTTGCCATTAATATCCTTTTTACGGTTGTACAATTTCTTGGATTGTATCACTTTTTGACTAAACTTTGAAGACCTTAGGTTTTTTGCTATTAAGTTTCTTTTTTGCTTGTAATTTTTTCTTTTTTTCACTTCTTGCACCTCTTAACTTACCATCTATTTGTGCAGATATTTGTCCTCGTCCTATTGCCATTAAATTATATCCTTTGCTTTACCTATGATGGGTTTATACTTAGTTTTTCCATCTTGTCTATAAGCAAGTAAAAATTGTTCACGTCTTCCTTCTGGAATCCAACTACAATGTATCCATCCACTGTTAGGTTCACCTGGAGTGTAATACTCAAGGATCAATTGATCTGTCTGAAGGTTCTTTTTAATCCAATCGGCTACTTCAGCATTGTCAATTCCAATACATTCGAAGTCTGCCGCCTCAGCTTTTGCATGCTGGCTGTTCCGACTCGATCCTATGGCAAGGCAAAGGTCTTCTGAACGAAACCCTGATGTGATCTTCACTCTACCAAAATGGTCTCTTACGGGTTGTAGTATATTTTCACAAACTGCTTTTAATTTCTCTATTTGACCTGCATTTGGATTATTGTTTATTCCCTTACGAACAGCTGTGTCCGATTTAATTAATTCTAGAAGGGTAAAGTTTCTACTCAGATTCATTTATAATTTTTTTAATAGTTTTAGATCCGTCTATGTTCGACTCAAGTTCAACTTTTACTTTTCCGCATTTGTATTGAATATTATCATTTGCTGTACGTTCTGCAACCCTTTTTCCTTTTAAACAATCCGACATTGCAGGTTGGATTCTGTGTTCCTTTAATTCTCCTGCTACAAACATACAAAGTGCAACTACTGTACTAATGACCGTTTCCATTTTGTCTTACCTTATCTTTTAATTCTTCAATATCACTTAAAGCTTTTTCTAATTGTGATTTTAAAAATTCTATATTAACTTTGTTTGTCATATTCATTTCTTGAGTAGACTGTAATTTCTCTACAGTTTTATAAAGATCTTCCAATAAAAAATGTTGCTCTTGATCCACGGGGACTTGTTGACTTTTTTTCAACAAATCATTTTCAAATAATTCTCTTGATGTCTCTAACGATACCAACCTTGCAGTCAGCTCTGTATATGCGAAGACACCTGCTGCAACGACAAAAATTAGACTAGCAACAGTCTTCATAGGCATTTGTACTTTTGCCTCTTCTCCGATGTTAAGTGGTTTATTGCTCATCTAGGTATATATCCTGGTTGTAAGAAAAGAGCTATTAATACAAAAGCTACTATTAAAGCACCTGTAAAGTAATAGTTCATCCTCTGATACTCCATAATTATTTTTTTTTCTTTTTTTTACTAAAAAATATATTATCAATCCATTCGGAGGCTTTGTCTAGTAACCCAAAAAAATTATATATAAATTTATCAATCATTTTTATTTATTTCGTAAAACATTTTGTCACTGTCTTCTGTAAGCCAATCTTTATTTTCAACATTCCACTTTGTAGTTTGCACCGAATAGTCTGGAACCCCGTCACCAACAGTGTAGTTAGGAGCATCCCACAAAATACGATTATTAGGCTGAGCTGCATAATTACCGTCATCAAGAGCCAATATATGCGCACACTTATGTTCAGCGGGTATCTCAGAATGTTCCGTATCCAAAATGTTTCCTTCTGGGTGACCCCAATCAATGGTAAATAAATATTCGAATGGATAATTTTTTTTATCTTTTCCATAATACTTTCCTCGTTTACCTCTTAGAAAACTAAAGCAATGAACACTAGGATAATAACTAAAACAATTCCACAACTGAAGCTGGTCGATAGGCATATCGGGCACTTCGACTCTTTTAAATTTTTCTTGAAAAAACGCTGATATAGGCAAACGCCAAAAGCACGCACCGTTGGGTAACATGATATTAAATAAGAGTGCGCGATCTGTAATAGAGACCACACTAAAGATACAACAGTCAACAGACTCTCCTTGATGTTTTTTAAGATCATATAAATATTCCTTTCTTATCTTACAGTATATAGGTGGTATGTCAGCATTTAAGTATGCCATAAACTAACACTTCCAACGTCTTCGCGCCTGTCTTAATCTTGAATTTGGATCTTTTGCAGCTTTAGGAAACTTCTTCATTTGTCCTGCTGATCTTGCACAATATGATTTTCTACGTGCTGCTCTTTTCTTTCCTGGATTATCTTCCGTAACAGCAGTTGATAATTTACTTCCAGGGTTTTTTCTTCTGTAGGCTGCAACACCTGCAGCAGTCATACCAGCACCGCTTTTAGTAGATCTAAAATTCTTTTTGTTTCTAGCTGGCATATTATCTCCGCCTCTTTTAAAACTAGCAACACCACCAAGAGCTTTTCTTTTTTTCTTAAATACTGATCTTGTAAGTTCGTTAAAAGAAGGCATGTTTGTTAGTTTTTCCATATCCATTCTCCAAGATTCTGCAGAACCCGAAGAACCTATTTGTCTTCCTGAACCCATTCCTCTTAGAGAATTAGCACCCTTACCTCTTACTTTATGAACTTTAAAAGAACTTCCTCTTTGTGATTGTAATTTAGCTGGGATAATAGCTGATTTACTATTACTACCGCTACTGGAAACATTCTGAAATGGTTTAGCTGTGCTTTTGTTAGGTTTATAACCATGAACTTTTTCAAAACGTTCATTTCTTTTTTTGGTAGCTTTATTTTTTTTTAAGCTTTTAACAAGATCAACTATTTTCTTACCTGCGTATTTACCGCCTGCATATGTTAATCTAAATTTACTCATCTTAGCCTGTATATGTAATAGTTATGCTTCCACCAGAACCTGCAAGATTATAAACAAGTCCTTCTTTAAAAAGAATACCGGAACCTGGTACATAAACTTCTAAACCTTCTGTATTGAAATTGTATGTAGCAACTGCAGTTCCAGGTGATGATGCATCAGCTGAATCGTAAAAAATAATTGTTGAACTTGCAATACCTTCACCTTGAATAGAAGTAATTCTCATTCTTCCAGTTTTTGCTAATGTATTTGCACCAACCGTAGTCATGTTAAGTACTTTTTGGTCTGAACTAAAACTTCCTCCGCCTGACATAATTTTCTCCTTTAGTTGTGGCTCCCGAAGGAGCCACTATTTAATTATTAAGCTATTGTTGCACCTTGAGTTGAACTTGCAATCCAACCAACAGTGCTATTCCAAACTAGAGTAGCTGACTCTCCTACTGCATCGAAAGTAATCGTAGTTCCATTTGCAAAAGTAGTTGGAGTTAAAGTTCCATCTCCACCGTCAACAATCATGTTAATGATTTTAATTTGCCCTGAAGTTGTACCATCAGCTAAAGTTAATGCATTAGCTCCAGTAGTAGTTAACTCAGTTACTAAGTTAGTTAAATCAACTGCACCAGCACCTGATAAAGACTGAACACCACCTCTAATAGCTTTTCCGTAAGAAGCGTTAGATGTGATTGCACCTGTTGATGCATTTTTAGTTACTGATTCAAAACCATTTTCCGATCGGACAGGTCCTGTAAATGTAGTATTTGCCATAATATTTTCTCCTGTATAGCGTTTGTTATGTAGTCTCTATACCGTCTGCCTAGTCAGTCTACATAATAATTATTTATCTAGGTATTTTCATTATACATAAAAAAAGGGGCGATGTGAACACCGCCCCTTTAAAGTAACCCTAAGGGTTAAATATATTGACTATTAGCTAGTCGGTAAGTTTCCGTTACCAAATATACATCTTGGGTCTGACCAACCAAAGCTGTATCTTTCTCTAGCTTTAAATCTCATATTACCTGTATCGAAGTCACCTTCCATTGCAGTTTTGATAGGTGATCTAACGAAGTATTTTAATCCGTTAGGCACATCAGTTAACAAGAAGAATGAGTCTGTGTCAGTTAAAAAGTTATTAACTCTGTAACCTTCAGGAACCATTCCCATGTTATTAATTGCATTGATGTCATTGTCGGCAGTTCCAACTCTCATTGGCGACTTCATGATTCTCTCAGCAGTAAATTGTAATTCTTTTGGAATTATCATTTTTCTACCAGAAGAAGCAATTTTTAAGCCTCTTTCATCGACAAATCCAGCAATGTCAATTAATGACTGCTCGAGTGAAGTTTCGTTAAGGTCTGCAGCAGTTGCTAAAACGTTTGAGAAAGTTCCGCCTGTTGCAAGTGGGTGAGCATTTCCGATTAGGGATTCACCATCTCCACCAACAGCAGTTGTAACTTGCGCATTGTTTAGAATGTTCGCAGCTTTAACTTGCTTCGTGTTTGCCATAGATCTTGCAAGAGCTCTTGTGTATCTACCCGCAAGTCTATCGTATAGGTTGTCTTCAATCGCTTCTTCAGTAATAGCAAATGCTAAAGCGATAGTTTCGTGGTTGTATCTAGCTGTGAAAGTTTCACCTGCTTGATCGAACACTACTCCAGCACCTTCTTGTTTAGTTGGTGCAGAAGCGAAACCGCTTAACATCACTTCTTCTTCAAAAGCTCTGTCAGATGTTTCAGTAGCGAAAATTTCAGCATGCTGATTTTCGTATCTACTATATTCCAGGCCGAATAAAGCATTCAAACCTGGCTCTAGTTCTTTAACTAGTTGTGATCGTGATATTGCCATAGTTATTCTCCTTTATTACGCTATACCTGTACCACTTCTATAGAAGTGATTGTTGATTCTAACAAGAACGTTAGCGTTTGATACACTAGTATCCGAATTATCGGGATCTTGTGATATATCAATTGCTTGAACCGCGAAAGTAGCTGCAGTACCTGAAGCACTTACATCTAATTGCACGCTTGATATTCCTGTTTGTGTTACTCCACCTGCAGTAGTAACAGAGTAGTTTTTGAACAAGTCCGCTCTAGTAAAAGCCGCGTCTGCGTCCATTAAAAATACTGCGTCTGGGTCATCAACAACAAAGGCTGTAATATCGCCTTGAGTTGGTGTAATTCCACCAGGGTAGTAATTTTTGTACGTTGGCTTTTGAGTAGTTGGATCGTTGTAAAAAACTCCGTTAAAAACACCCACAACAGCATCACTTGTATTGCCAGTATGTCTTTCGATATTACCTGCACCTGTAGGCTGTACCAAGTCACCTTGGAATATCGCAGTCGCATAACCTGCTGCAATTGTGTATCTGTTTTGGGCTCCTGCTAATGGTGTACCATCTAGTTTTCTGTATGGTCTTAGACCAAACTTTTCCAGTTGATTTGACATTTGTCAGTTCTCCTTAACTTAGTTAGTTTATTTAATCCAAGCTATCTATAGTAGGTAATGCAAAAAAATTATTTTTTACGACTACCACCAAAGGTAACTCTAGACTGTCTATCAATATTGATAGGCATATCCGGGTGTTGCTCCTTCATAAGATCTCGATCAACCGCGTCTGTTCTGTCTTGAGTTATTTTTCTAAAATACTCAGCACGACTTTTCAATATCTCCTCCGGTATCCTTGCCAACACAAGGCCACCAATTCCGACTAAACCAGCGTGTTTGCCTTCATGAATGACGGGATAATCATGTTCACCTATTTCACTTAAAAGTGTTTCGGCTTTCACAAATTCCCACCCTTCTCTTAGTTTCTTAGATACATTACCTGGATCTTCAAAACCGTTTGCAGAGGTTCTTATCCATCTATGTGAATATCCCTGCGGTGGCGCTGGCGCATCCAAACTGGATGGTGGAGTCCAATCTTTCTTTCTAGAAAGTTTAGTTCTAGATTCAGACTCGCGTGAAGTTTTTTTAATAGTTTCCATATTAGGCTCCTTCCTTCACGTATTTTGCGTATTCCTCTAGCGGCACCCCTAATTTCTTAGCGATAACTACCTGTGATTTGGTGAGTTTCACAGACTTGCGTCCACCTGATCTTCTGCTAACAGAAGCTACGTTTTGGACGGGTGCAGCTTTTGTTGTTTCTTCAGTAGAAGATTCGGCAAATTTCTGAGGGAAATACTCCTTCATACGTTTGTTGATTTGATTATAATAGTCATCACTCTCCGCGTCAATTCCCTCCTGCAACAGGTCTTCATGTATTCCCATCGCTGCAGAAGTTAATACTCTGTCAGATCCAAACCACTCATTTTCAGTAGCCCATTCTTGAGCTTTCGTACTTATTTGCGGTTGTGGTGCCTGAGTTTGTTCTTCAACAGGTTGTGATTCTATTTCTTTTTTTCTAGACTCTTTTTCTCCAAGAGTTATCGAAACTTTTTCTTTTTCTACAGCTAATTTTGTAAGCTTATCTTGAGCCTCCATAATTTGATCTGCATCTTGAGAATCCAAAGCTACCTTTAATTCAGCTTTTGCTTTATCTCTTTCTGAATCAATTCTAGCATTATATTCTTTAAGGTAGTTAGTATCAGTTTCTTCGAATTTTTTCTCAGCACTTTCATACTTACTTTTTAAACCTTTTGCATACTCCACTGCCGCTCTTTCTCTACGTTCAGCTTCTTTAGCTTGAAAGGTTAATTTTTTTATTCTTTTTTGAACTTTTTCAGAATAGTCTTGAAGGCCTGAATCTTCTTCTTTTTCTTCAGTTTGTTCAAATTTTGGTTCTGCTTTTGGTTCTTCTGCTTCAGTTTGTTTTGCTTCTTGTAAAAGTTCTTTTGCAGTTTTACCACCAGAAACATCCGTGTAACCTAAATCAACATCTTCTTTTTTTTCAAATTCAGTTGTTGACTCTGTTGGAGTTTCTACTTCTATTGTTTGATCGTTAACACCATCTGTATCTAATTCTACTGATGGATTTTTTTCTTGTATGTCTGCCATTTAGTCCTCCTAGTAATGGTGCAAAATATCGTTGGGGTCGCTTATAGTTGAAATGACTTCATCATCATTTAAAACTCTTACTTCTCCTCCGTCTATTTTGAATCTTGAACCTGCGTACCTACTAAAAATTATCCATTCATTTAATTTGCACCAAGGCCCTTTAGGAAATTTATCTTTATCGTGATAACAAAGATCTCCCATTTTTAATACCAGACCACAAACTGTAGTCATCTGTATTGTTTCTTGTGTTGCATCAGATAACCAAAGACCACCCTTAGTTTTCTTAGGTCCTGCAAAAGGCAGAACTAAAAGTCTATATCCAGTTGGGTTTGGTAGTTTATCTAATGTTGATTTGTCGATCGCTTTTGGATCAAGGACTGTTTCTATTTCTTCTTTTGCCTTGTAGGCATCTAGAAGAGCTTCAGTCCGTTTCGGTGTCTCCGTGGACTCTATCATCTTCATACTCCGTTGTTGTCAGCAGGTCTTTTAGATCCTGTTGCAGATCTTCAAGAGATCTGATTTGACCCCTAACATATTGTAGTTTCTCCATGGTGTCAACACCATATATAGCGTGTGACTTGAGTCTAGCTAGAGCTTTCTTAACTTTATGTTGTACGAGTGATATTGTATCTATGTCCATTATTTTTTAATTAGTGAAAGTTTGCTTTTTCCTTGTTTTAATAAATCAAAACTGAATTCATTTACTATAATTTTTAAAACTGCATCTATATCATAATAGGGATAATCATCAAAAACAAAAATAGAACCTACTTTTGATCTTTCTCCAAAAAATATAGCTTCTTTAATTACGTCTTTTGTTTTATGGGGTCCGTCAAAATGAACTAAATCATATGTATTAATAATTTCTTTTTTATCCCTGTAAATAGGAACACCATCTGAAAATCTTTTTATAAATTCATCATCCTCCATTTGAAATAAAGTAAAATTTTCATAGTCTAAATCTTTAATTAATTGTAATTTCATGCTGTTGGTGTAGTCGCAAGTAATAGGATTTTTTTTATCAAAATGTGAGTAAGATAAATTACCATAAGGGTCTATACCTATATGCCAATGGTTTTTATGTTTTAAGTTCATTAAAATTAGTTTTGACCCTAATCCTCGTCTAACACCAATTTCCGCTGTAAATAAATTATCAGCTGTAAGAGATTTACAAGCTTCAATTAATAACTCATACTCTTTACCATCACCTTCAATCATAATTTAAATTGTTGAAGTACAGCAATTTTTTCTTCTGCTTCAGCTATTTTTGTAATCAGCTTATCTATCTCTTCTAAATGTTGTGGGTGCTCACCAATCGCTACAGGTTTTTCTAGATATATTTGAATTGTTGCATCAGCTTCAGATATTTGAGCATTATATCTATCTTCTAGTGCTTGTAGCAATGTTGCTCTTAGACTCATAACGAATCTATATATTATCTAGGATTTTTGTAAACTAAAAAACGCCTTTGAAATTTGTGCCTTTTATTGCAGCACCTGCACCTCTACAAATACCACCTTCATTAAACTTAGGAACTGGTCTACCTCTACCTGCATCTCCATACGCACTTGTCGTTGTATCTTTTTTTAAACCAGCAGGTAATTTTGTTGGATCATTGGCTGGCATTTTTTTTCTTTTTGAAACTGATTTTTGACGTTTTTTTTCTCTAATGTAATCTTTTCTTCTTTCAGGATCTTGCATCATTTTTTCATGAGCTTTGTATTTATTTATATTAGGCATTATAGTTTTCCTTGTTTGATTAATTTCTTTATATCACCTTTAGTAAGACCTGTTAAGTCTATCGCAGGTTTTTTAGGTTCTGGTTTTACTTCCTGTTTAGGAGTAAACCATTTTTTTATCCATTTCCATATCCACATTTTATGTCCTCACGTTAGTTGGTTTTGGTCCTGCATTACTTGCTGATCTCTTTCTGGCAACAGCAGAGGCCTTTTGCGACTTTGTCATCGCTGTGGCTTTTGCAAGTGGTACGCACTTCGGATACTTCCGCTTTGAACCACTGGCAGATTTTCTTCCACACTCTTGATACTTGCCACCTTTTTTCTTTGCTCCAATATCTACCCATTTTTCATTAAACCATTTTGTTAGTCCACCTGTTCTCATAGCAGGCACACAATTAGGAACCATACGGTTTCCTTTTTTCTTCATTCCTTTTTGGACATACCCTTCCCAACAAGAACCTTTTTTATTCATTAGAATACGCCTTTGAAATCTGTTCCTTTGATTGCTATTCCACCACCACGCATTTTCTTAGGTCCCCAATCTTTTTTCTTAGTTCCTGATGGATCTTTTATTTTACCTGCACAAATTTTACTAGCGTATGCATTTGCGTACGCAGACGGGTAAACTTTAAATTTTCTTTTGGCAGCTGATTTGCCTCTAGCACATAGTTTTGTCATATCTGTTGCATCCTTGGGTCTGTTGATAATATATTTTTTTCTGCTTTAGGTCTAGCCACTGAATCTTTGCTTCTCTTACGTAGCTGAGCGATAGCAGAATCTTTCATCTGTTTCTGTTTTCTTAATTCTTTTAAATCTCTATCTAGATTCATTTTTTATAACCTAATCCTGTTGTTCTGTTTCCGTATAATTTAGTCCAAGACCATGAAGTTAATTTAGTTGACCAATGATAAATGATTGTTACTAAATATTTCATTTCTTACCTGCACCGTTTCTGAAGATTTGAGTTCCCTTAATACCATATATAGATGCCACGACAAGGATCCACAAATTTGTGAACCATGACGGGAGTTGAGAGAACATGTCGAAGAATAATTTTACTTTATCCATCGCAGTTGGATCATCCGATATCACTGCCCAAGCAAGCACCAACACGGGCAAACTAAGAATTACGAGTACGGCCTCGTCCTTCCAATCGGATTGACGAGCTTCTAGTAATTTACCTTGGTAAGCTTCTTCACCTTGAGCCATCTTAGTTGCATGCATCAATTGTGCTTCTGACATTGCCATTTTTGTCTTCTGCTTGTTAGCGTATATTTTACTTCCAGCAGAGACGGCTAATTTTATCGCGCTTAACCACATTATAGTATTTCTCCTGTCTTCTTAAACACATGTATTCTATCAAAATATCTATACATTCGTAAGCCCTTGTACCAGATAGTCTCCATCTCCAGGTTTGTGTCCAATTTGGCTTTCTTATTCGCACTTTCATTACATTACCGCCAAAAAAATCAGAAAATCTATCTAAAATATCTTTATCACACATCTCAATACCACATTGAAATGTTTTTCTTCCATTACCCTTACCCCAAATACCAAAACTTCCTTCACCATCAAAAAGACCAGCTAGGAAAAGTATTTTATTTTTTTCTGAAAGACTTTCGTAAGAGTTTTTTGCCATCTTGAACTTTTATTCCTTGTGGATTCGGTCCTCTCTTAGGCGGTGGCCCAGATTTAACTCCTCCACTTAATGAATTATTTTTTCGTTGCTTCAAGTTTCTCTCTCGCTATTTCTAAACGTTCATCTGACTGTGCGTCTTGTGTTGCAAGTCTATCGTAATCAAATTCAAGTCTTTGAGCAGCTCTTTGATTCTCTTGTTCTGCTCTAAATCTAGTTTCATCTGCTTTTCTTTGTAGATCCATAGCTCTTAAATCAATTTCTTGTTGTTTTATTTTAATTAATGGGTCTTCTTTGTTCTGTGAAGCATTTTCAGTCTTCACTAACTCTTGTGTTATCTGTGCAGCAACTTTTGCAACTTCTGCTTCGAACATAATTTCAAATTGTTGAGGATCTTGTTGAGCAAGTTGTACCATTTGAGGGTTTTGCATCATCATTTCCTTAACTTGTGCCTTAGCTTTGAATGAAACGTGATCAGAAATGTGTGATTGAAGTAATGCATACACCTGAGGATTAATTTGCACCATTCTTGATGCCATAAATGCCATGTGAGCAGCAATATGTGCATCGTGATCTTGAAATTCAAACGCTGTTAACAACTTCATCTGTAGCGCACGTGCGTTTTCTTTTGCAGGGTCTAAAGGTTCAGGTTGTTTTGGTGGTGGTTTTAGAATTTGATCTATAGTTTTTGTTCCAAGTGCTTCATAAACACGTCTATAAGCTTCATGTAAGTTATGCATCTGTGGATTTGACTGTGCAATTTGCAATTGTGCCTGTGCTAACGTCACTCTTTGCGACATAGACATAATATTTGGGTCTGCAACAGGTAAAATATCAACTCTGCTATCAAAATCTGCCTGTTTTATCTGTCTTGGGCCACCGTAAACATCATAAGGATACTCTGGTGGTAAATATTCACCACAAATTCTTGCTAAAATTTTAAATTCTAGTCTCATTGCGTAGTAACAACGCTTGTGAACACCACTCATTACACGTGATCCTCTTTCCATCAGCGCCATTGTAGTTCCAACTGCTCTGTTTTGAGCATCATTACCAATATTTGAATCTGTAATTGCTGCAAATTTCTGTCCTGCTTGTACTACAAAGCCCATTAAGTTGTATAAAGTAGGTGATGGCTCTGTAAATGGTAAGTTAAAAAACTGATCTCGTATATTTCCACCAGGTGCATCTACATCTCTGAACTCTCCTGGTTGAATTGGTTGATCATCATCTCTTACTCTAATGCCACGTGATTTAAATCCTGCTGGTAAATTTTTTAAAGTACCTGCATCAATCAATTGTCTTAACGATTGAGTTGCAGCTTGTGATAAACCACCGATCATGTGTGTTAAACCAAAACCATAAAAACCTAATCCTGGTAAAAATTTGTAGTGTACAAAGTATTCAGTTCTTGCGTAACTCATATCACCTGGTTTGTAGTTTCTATAAATAGATAAAATCTCTCCACTACCTTCATCAATAGTTACAATGTATGGAATTTTAATTTTTTTAGCTTTGTCATCAAAATCCTCGTAGTCATCTAAATTTAAATCTACGTGCATTTCAAGAATTGTATTCAAATAATCTGAACCAGTACCTTTTACACCTTCTAGTTCATTTAATTTTTTCTGTACTGAATCTGGTTCTGAGCTACTATCAATTAATTCTATATCTCTATAAAATCCTGCAGCCATTTTTTTAGTGACATCGTTCTGTGTCATTTTAATAACGTGAGTTATTCTCTCACAATCTTTCAAATCGGATGCATAGTAAGGAACTACTAAATCTTCTGCTGGAATAAATTTAGATACAGGTCTATCTAACATTGCATCATAATAAATTTTCTTAAATGTAGATCCAGATAGCGGTAGGTAAAATAACATCTGATCCATGTCAGTTGTGTAATCTTCCATCTCCTCCATAAGAAGGTAATTCATATAATCTTTAACTCTATCCGCTTGTTGTTCGGTAGCCGGTGTTTGTAAACCTACGACCTGTGTTCGAACTGGCCCATCAGATGGTACAAGTTCTTTATAGGCTTGTGCTTGAAATTGTGTTACAGACTCAGCTAACAACGGATGCGTGACACCGGAAGCTCCTTTAAATGGTTTTGTTACCTCCTGGTACTTAGTTCCTAATAAATCTAAACCTTTGATGTAAGCATCTTCCCATTCTTTTCGGGATGTCTTATCTTTTTTGTATTCTTCAATAAGCTCCATGGCCATGTCCTTAAGCTCTCGCTCGTCCATGCTTTCTGCTAAGTTTGCATTAAAATCGTCTTGAGGTTTTTCTTCAATTACCTCTTCTTCACCTTCAACTTCTACCTCTACAGGTAGACCTTCTGGTTGCTCAACTACTTCTTCTGCTAATTCCTCTGTTACTTTTTCTACTGCCATGATTAATTGTACCTTATTGGTTTAAACATATCCACTACAAGTCCACCTTTAGACTTGTAAGTTTTTTGTGTATTTCTCATTAGTGGAACCACTTTAATAGCATATGCATCAAAATACAAGCGTGGATCTCCTTCTGGAATATTCTTAGTTCCCTTTTCAGGATTCATACCAGAACTACTGTGGTATGTGCTTTTGATTTCTTTTCCTTTTAATGGATGATCTTTTGGATATTTAAAAGTATCGCTACTTACAGACTTATATGGTTTTGTTGGATCTGATAAAGATATTTTTGTAGGCCCTGCTTTTGATCCATAGAACCTTGCATTCTTAGACATTACATCTGGAATTACCGCTTTACCCTTTTTACCAATACCTTTACCATTAGCATAACCGTAAAATCTTTCGTTACCCGCTTTGTAACCTTGTCTGAAACTTACTTTGTCAAACGGGGCAACGGCTACGTAATCAACATTCTCACGTGCTGCTTTCTGCATCAAATATTTAATTGCATGATCTCCATATGAATCTGATTCGACCATTGGAAAGTAATCTTTTTTATCATCACTGTAAGTATTTCGTCTAGTAGTTAATCTTCTTAATTTTGTATTTATATCTTTCATTGATGCACCGATTGCATTCACTCTACCAAACTCGTTGTTAACAAGTGCATCATCCATATCTTTAAGCATCTTACCACGTTGGCTGACAAGTAAATTTAATTCTAAATCAGCATTAAAAGGATTCAATCTTTTCTCGCCTGCTAGTTGTTGGGCTTTAGTCATACTTTTTGCAATACTCTGGTTTACATCAGATTGTATTTCATTAATCATAAATACTTTTTTACCATCAGGTGTGAACCTTGTATCGTATCTGATATGATAAATATTATTTGTATCACCAATCTCATCACCAAAGTGTCCACCTTTATTTCGAAGCGATGCATTAGTTGGAATATCTTCTGGTAAAGTAAATATAGTTTCTCTGTAATCTTTACCACCTTGTAGTGTGTAATTAGTTTCATTTCCGTATCTAGTTTTGGTAGCCTGCATTGGTCCAACTTTATTATTTATTTCACCGATGACTTTGTTTAATGCTTTTTTTTCATCTACAGATACTAATCCAGAGTTTGTTAGATTTTTTAATGTATCATTCAAATCTCTTAGTGCTGATCTACTTGGAACACCTTCATCAGCTTTTAAATAATATTGTAAATTATCTAATTCATATTTTATGGTATCGTTGTCTTTGTATTTAACTTGTAAATCCCTTACCGTATTTCTTGCATTCTTTGCTGCTACATCAAATGCTTCTTGTGCACCTTTGTTAACACCAAGTTCTATTGGTTTTAATCTATTAATAGGATTTAATTTTAACATTGCTCCAATTTCATTAGCATCTAACTTCAAACCAAATTTTTTTGCTGCATATAACAGGCCACCTGTTAGGTCTCCTGCTTCATTGAATACTGCTAAATTGGAATCAAATAATTCTTCTTTGGATACACTAACCTCTTTACCGGCAAAGGGGCCTGAATCGTATTTAAATCTTTTTTGTTCACGGACAGTTTTCTGTGCAGGCTTACCAAAAATTTTAAAGTTTACTTTTCTAGTTGATGTTAAATGATCTAGCCACTCATCTGCAGTGTACTTTGATCTACCCATTCTCATAGCCCAGTCATATGTTGATGAACCAAAAGCAGGTGCCATGTCATCACCCATCTGTAGGGGTTTTGTTTTTTTAAGAACAACAGGTGGGTTTTTTAATTCTTGTGTAACTAATTCTTTAGCCTGTGATTGTGAAGGCTTAGGTTCGTAAGTTATTTGTCTTTGTTGTTGTCCGGTGGCCGGTGTTGCTGAAGGCTTCTTAGCCTTGAGTAATTCCTTCCCCGCTCTAAGTATTGCCTTCAGGGACATTGTCCCTCCTATGTAATTTTAGTAGGTTTCGTTCTACCTAGTTTGCAACCTCTTGCTTTGATCATGGTGCCTGATTTATAACCCATAGGCTTTTGCATCATGCCACCACCCATTTTTTTCTTAGGCTCGTCTTTCTTTTTCATTTTAGATTTTAAGTATTGTTGTGCAGCTACTCCTAAAGTACCAACACCTAAAGCTATTTTACCAACAGTAGATGCTCTTAATGCTTTCTTACCTGCTTCTAAAGCCATTTTTCTTTTGTTAAACTGAGATGGAGTTTCTCCAGGTTTAAAACCTTTTTCTTTTCTAACTTGTTCAAGTGTAGTTTTTTTACCCTTACCAATTTTTGATCCAGGTTTGACTGAACTAATTACAGGAAGATCTAGACCACTTCCTCTTTTGTATTTTGCTACACCACCCATTTTTCTACCAGAAACTCTTTTAAGCATTGCAAGTGGGGATAAAAATTCTAAACCTTTAGCACCTTTGTCTTTTGCTTTTTTCATAAACATTAAACCAAGATTTGCTTTGACTGGTTTTACTTTTTTCTTTTCTGCTCTTAGAACAGCGAAATCTTTTTCATCAATAACATTTGGTGGTGGAGCTTTGGCTGCAATTTTTGCTTGGCCACCGGTAAGCATATTTTTTTTCCTCATCTCTCTTTGTTTTTTTATTTTTTTATCATACATGCTTCCAGCTTTTATAGTCATGTTAACTCCTAATAATATTTATACTCTTTTTCTAATTTCATTGGCTCATCATCCCAATCATCAGAATATGTTGAAACAAATCCACCTTGTCGATATCTTAACACAGCTTGGGTCATAGAATCAACATAGTCATCATACTGACCATTAGGAAACGCTGCACATTCCTCAATAACCTCCTGTGCCCAGTGTTCGTCCAAAGGTGCCCACACCATACCAGACTCAAATACAGGAGCACAACTGTTTATTCTAGTATGCTTGTCTCGTCCTCTAGCTGGAACATAATCAATTACAGGGATTCCTGCACGTCTAAGTTCATGAATAAGTGGTTGTCCTGAAGCTTTAGCTTCAATGATTACAGTTTCTGGTTCCCAGTAATGATACTGCTCTAGTGCAACATTTTTTAAATCTGGAAAATCATACCTACCCTTCATAGCATCTAATAATATAATTGCTTTCTCATAACCTTCTACAGGTTCAAAGACACCCCAAGTAGTAATAGCAGAATAGTCGGCAGTTTCTTTTTTAGAAAATGCAGTATCATATGATTGTATCACATGGAGCAGTCTTGGAAGTTGCTCCTTATTATAATCTTGCCACCATTCCCTTTTTATAATTGCACCCTCTTCTGAGGTTGGGTCCTGCATGTATTGTGCGTTCCAGTTTTTTGTAGAGATTGAGGCTTTCACAGAATCTAAATCTTCTTTACTCCAATACTCAGGCCATACAGGTTTATCGTTAGGCATGATTGCAGGAAATGAAATTACTTTCCATTGATCCGCTTTAGTACCACTCTGTGCTTTTACCAACCTTCCTGTAAGATCGTCAGTAGCCCAACGAGTCATGACTACAAGAATACGGCCACCGGGTTGTAAACGCTGTCTGGGTCCTGAACTGTACCATTCGTAAGCACGTTCCATAGCTGTATCCGACAAGGAATCTTGTTCCGTATGTGGATCATCAATAATAAGCAAATCGGCCCCTCGACCTGTGATAGATCCGCCAACACCCGCTGCAAAGTATTCACCACCATGATTGGTTTCCCACCTGCCTTTTGCTTTACTGTCTTCTCTCAATGTAACATTTCCAAATATTTCTTTATACTCCTTGGTGTTCATTAAATTTCTAACTTTGCTACCGAACCTTGAAGCAAGTTCAGCGTTGTGGGATACCTGCATAATTTTTTTCTTTGGATACTTTCCAATATACCAAGCGGGGAATAAATATGATGCAAATTCAGATTTAGTATGACGTGGAGGCATATTGATCACGAGCCTCTTTGCGTCTCCATCTGCAATATCTTGAAACGCTTCAGCAATAATTTGATGGTGCCCATAGTTCTTTGGGTCCTTTGTTTTACGATATATAAAATCTTGCCAGACAGACTCTGCAAAAATTAAAAAATTATCTTGGCATAACTTGATCCACTCCAACTGCTTTTTCAGAATAATATCTTTTAATTCGTCTTCAGTTAAGTTTTCTATTTTCATCTCGTTTGGGACCCTAGTATATTTGTATATCCTACTTTGTAAACCCTTTCGCCTCAAAAAACCCAGCACAGCAACGCGAACCCTGATGGCGTAAAAATTAAAAACGATTTTGAGATTGATTATGAGCCTTGCTATAGGTGTGCGATAGATACACCAATGGCGTCAGTTAAGACGCCATTGGTTATGGGTTAGTTATTCGTTATTATGTATTGCTTGAACAAGTGTACTAAACTTTTTAAGTACATTGTCTTTGAACTCATCTACAACAGGGTTGCCAACATTCTCGAGTATGTGCTTTTCACACTCGCCCATTAATAGTTGGAACATGATTTCATAGTTGAGTTGCTTTTTTTGTCCATTGTCCACCACCATGTCAGCAAGTGAAGTAGGTGCATTAGAGTTTAATTTCTCACTCAATACATTAGCTATGTTAATCAAATCATTATTAGGCATTTGATACCTCGCCAATAGCTTTATACTCACAATACTCAATTTGCTTTTGGTGTGCATTCCATAAATCTAAATGTGCTAATTTAAATTTATCTTTGTCAAAAGATTTTCTAACTCGGTTAATCTTTTGAAGACCAAAACTATTTCCATGCTCGTCTTGAACAATAACTAGATTTTGGTTTGTTCTCTCAAATAGATTAACAATGTGTTCTTTCATACTATCTAACTCTTTGTTAAGTCTATTTGCTTTCAGCTTTAATGTTGCATATGCAAGAACTACTTTTTTTTCGTCTTGCTTTAGCTTTTTTACTGTTTGCATTTTTACCTCTTTGTTAAGTTATGTATTTTTATAAATACCCTATTCTTATATATCTTATCAAATCTTATGCAATAGTTAATTTAACTTTTTTTTAATTTCTTTTTTAACATATTCATTAAGTTGATCTTCCAAAAATTTAGCAAAATCACCAAAAGCATTTGTGTCCTTATCATTTATGATTGATATTATTTTTTCTTCCTGTGCCGTGCCGTGCTGTTGTTTAGTTTTATCTTTATCAAACTTGCCACCACGAGAACGAGACGAGGCGACAGTAGTCGCCTCATTAATTTTATCTTTAGCCATTACCAACTACACCAATATTCAACGACCTTTTTATCATTGATAGCTTGTTCGCAAAATTTAAGGAACTTGATATCTTGTTCCTTGTACTCTTTCACACTTTCCTCTTGGAACTGTTGCCCCCAGAAAAATCCGTCTTCGGCTACATAATCTTTATAACCCTCTTGTATTTGTTCGGCTAACTCTTTGGCAACTTCTTGAGTGATATAGACAGGGGCTTCGCAGTCAGAATTAAATCCTAAATGTGATAACATTCCGTCATGCTCATGGTGTTGGTTTTGTTCGTCCCATTTCTTCGCCATGAACTGTTGTAGTCTTGCGTGTTTTCTCCACACAAAAACTTTTGATTGTTCCTCTTGGTCATCAGAATAGTATTTGTCCCAATCTACCTTTTGACCTCGTAGGTGTGCGTGTTGATCTAGTCCCATAACTTTTCTCCTTGTTTGTTAAACGGTTTGCGTGGTTGAGTGCGATATCTTCAATTTCTGATGTACATATCTCAACCACAATCTTCTCTTATCAAATCCCACCAATCAACGCAACAATTATCTTTTAGAATAATTCTAAAGTAAAAACCAAACTTATTAGTTTGTAATCTGTGTGCGCAGGGGGGGAACTCCATAGTAATCCAACACAGATGTTATCCATTACTTCAAACGACACCGAGCTTTACCACAGCATTTTCCAGCGCCAGTCCTGTACTCAGCAGTAGCTTCTGCGCAGGGGGGTGCAGCTCTATAAACGAGACGACATGTGGTAATCAAAGTATACCAACGAGCGAGAGCATCAGGATCCCGGTGCCCGCTAATGTGAAACCGGGAAACATAAACAGAAGGCACAGCCAAACGACAACGAAGGTCACGCTTCAGCTCCAGCTGCAGGTACCAGCTCGTGCAGCTCTT